TTTGTTGTTTTATTGTCAGTTACATCACTTTTTATTAATTTTTGTCCTGCTTTTTTACCTAGCTCTAACGCACTTACCATTGCTTTTATCCAAGGTGGCGACTTACGTGTTACTTCTTTTATTGATGCCTGGGCCAAGGCCGATGCTCCTTTGAGAGCGGCTCTAGGCATTGCTGTAGCTGCAGCTGTAGCACCAGCTTGTTTTAAAAATTTTCTACGTGAAGGATCAAACCTTGTATTGTCTACAGCTTTATCAATTACTTTCTGTATACCTTTCTTTATCAATCCACCTTTTGCATGACCAATTGGTTTTTGCCAATATTCTTTTTTTGATTTGTCAAAACCTTTTGATACTGAGTAGGGTG